TCACAACGGACATGACTGCTGGCGGTGTAACAGCGGAAAGTGCTGGTGTTGAATACCTCAACCTTGCTTTTTCGTATTTAGATACGCGAGAGGTTGCCGGATTTACGTATGGCGTTTTATGTCATGGCTCGCAGGCGAATGGCGGGTTTGGCTATAACGAATCGCATATTGGGTATGTACATGATAATAAGGTGAATTTACGACTAAAGGTTTCCGGTACTGGATTTTGTAATGAAAATATCTTTTTCGGTGGAGGATTCTCTTATTCATCTACTTATCCTAATTATGCAGGAACTATCAACATCCTGATTGACCATTTCGCGGCGACTGCACTAAACAATAATAGGTTTTACAGCCCATCTCTTGAGTGTGCCGACAATACAACAGTTATTGCCGAAGTGAACGGGCTTAACAATGTATTTCTTTATCCTCGATTTGAAGGCCCGTCTGGTGGTGGAACTTTCACGTTTAAGTTTACCGCAAACGCCGTGCGATGTTCGTTAATCGGCCAGTTCAATAACGCTTATGATGCGCAGATTTCAGATTTAGGGCAGGGCAGTGTATATGAGACTCAGCAGGGCTATCATTATACCGCGCAATCGCTATTAGCCGATGATAAGGCTGTTTTGAATCTTCGGGCATACGCGGATTCACAGGCCGAACTAATTCGCGGAACCGACGCTGCCGGTTCCGCGAAATCATTTGCTTTCAACGGAGATGGAGTGGGGTGGCTTGCGCGCAGATTATATTGCGCAGACGGCATCCGTTGGTCTACATCAAGCGGGACATTCACTGACCGAGGGCTTTTCGTGTCTACCGGTGACCCGAATACGCAGATTGCAGCGAATCCTGGTTCATTGTGCATGAACCTATCTGGCGGGGCTGGCGCAACGCTTTGGGTGAAGGAGAGTGGTGGCGGCAATACTGGATGGGTAGCGAAATAATATATGAGCGAAACAAACGACAGCAAACACGGACTGAGCCGCGATGCTATCGCTTGGCGTCTCGGTCAACTTGAAGACACGACTACGGCGCTGCTGGCCGAGATGAAGGAGATCACGCTTTGCCTTGCGAGGCTTGAGCGTGGTTGCCCGATGGCCGGTCAGTGCTCGAATCTCGTTACCGATGTAAAGGCCATGCAGGAAGACCGCTTCAAAGCCAAGGGCGTGCTATGGAGTATCGGCATTGTCTGCACGGCGCTAGGGGCCGTTGTCGGCCCGTTCATTGGCGAGTTCGCAAAGCTGGTTGTCAAATGATGCGCAGCTTGCCGGGTCGGTTAGCATTGAAGAATTGAATGCCTTCTTCGATGGATCGCTTCAAGGTTTCGTAGCTGATCCACTTTCCGCCTTCGACGATGCAACCGCGCTGGCGTCGGATGCCCGGCCTGTGGTTCATCGTTGCGGCTGACGTTGCTGCGCCTTTCATAATGCATGATCCTTTGTTGTCATGGCGGATGGGCGTAGGTCTATTTCGTCAGAGGCATGTTTTGGGAACGGAAGTTCCGCCGTGGCGTCCTGTGGCGTTTTAAGCCAAACGCGGAGCTGGTCCGACTCAGTTGCCGTCTGGATCAAAACAGCGGCGTCCTTGGCGGCTGTGCGTAGCGCGGATGCGTGCTTGGCTGGCAAAAGGAAGCTGGCCGGGTTGCCTTCGGCGTCGCACGGCGTTCCTTTGAGCTGGACTAGGGCGGCTGCAATCGCGTGCGTGTGCGACTGGCGGCGGGCTGGAATCGGGCGATATTCTATGGTGATTTTAAGCATTGGATTGAGGATTTGATTGTTTGGATTGTGTTGAGTTTTGCCACTTCGGTTGGCGTAAAGTACAGGATGCGCCATCCAAGCGCGGCGGCGGCGTTGAACTTCTCGCGGTCGAGTGCGCGGCCTGAGCCTCGCGAATGCGCACCGTTGATGTATGTTCCGCCCTCGATTTCTACGGCGAGTAGGTACTCAGGAAGCGCAAAATCGAATCTCCACCACCGCGTCGGGTGGAACTTAAACTCTGGTATCAGCTTCGGCAGGCCAGCGGCTACGCAGAGCGGAATTAGGATTTGGTGGCGTAGGTTATTCACGGGCTTTCAGTTCGTTGATGCGTGCGAGCTTTTCGGTGAACGACTCTTTGAACGCTTCTACTGCCAAGTGGATCTTGGCCTGAATCGCCTCGTCGCGTTCGATGCGGACGATCAGCTTCGGAAACTGGCGCGAGTACGAAACAAATTCCCACCACTTGCGTCCTGTGACATAAAGGCAGAAGTGAACTTGAGGCAAATATTGGGAAGGAACAACGCCATCTAGCAGGTATTTCAAATGCGTCTGCGGTAGTGGATTCTTAACTTCGATTCCGCCGTATTCGCCAATTAACCCATCAGGCGAAGCGCCAACCATGCCATCGTCGGTAGTGCAAAAGCCAACGCGCTGGATTCTTATTCCATAGGTGAATTCGTACCAAGGAATCGTTTCGGCCTCAAGAAGCGTTCCGTTATTCATTGCGAACGTGCCGACCTGCTCAAGATTCAACGGCTGTCCAAGTAGGCGCTCCGTGACTTTGCCGATGATGTACTTCTCAGGCCGTTCGCCTGTTCGCATTATGAATTCAGGCGTAACGATCTCGGCAAATTTTGATGCCGTGAGCAGTCCGGCGCGTGCCCATAACCAGCTACTAGAGCCTTGTGGGTGGTCAATAATTTTCATATTATTCAGTCCAAATGTCGAGTGTTTTAAGAAATGCCTCGGCTTTTTGTTTGGCGGTGGCGTTAGAAAGTTTTATTGCCGCTTCAATATCAAACTGTGGCATGAAAGAGTGTGGAATATTGATGACTGTCTCAAGATTGCCAAAGTAGCGTGCCCACCACCCCGTTCTAGGTAAAGGCGCACGATTATTAAATACGTTAAGCGCCTCGTGCATTGCGTTGAGGTCGTTGAGGTAGTCGGGTACAAGCTCGGTTGGCAGTCCGGTTTGACCCGATGCCACTAAGCTACCCCACAGCAAGTCGGGAAGTCCATCACAGCCGGTTGTTTTAAGGCTGTGCCACCCGCACGCCCCGGCGATAGCTATTCTTTGTTGTTCTGGTGTCATTTCGCACCTGCCTTCTTTGCGAGCGCCTTGAAAAGCAGTTCGTATTTCGACGACATGATGCCTTCGTATGAGTCGGCCTGAGCGAAGCGGAGGAACGCGGCTTCGTCGCTGCGGGTGTCGCGCACCATTTCGCGAAGCGTCTCGGCTTGCTCCCATGAGATCGGCGAGCCTTCGATTGAGGCGTCATCCTCATTTTGCAACGCGTCCTGGCGAACGACGATGTTCAAGCAGTTGAGCAGCGCGTTTCGCTTGGCGGTCGTTGCGGCCTTGCAGTCGGCTTGCGTGTCGCTGTCAGCCTTGCCGGATCGCACGGCGAACGAGTTGCTTTGCGCGTGGCCTGCGACGTGGCGCAAGTGGCACGTTTCAAGAATGCGATTCTCTTTGAAGTCCATCGTGAAGCTGACGCTAAAACCGTGCTTGACGAGCAGCGGGCCGACGACGCGCATAACGTCCTCGAACTTCTCATATTTCCCGCGATTCGGGATGATCGAGCTGGCGACGATCACCGGAAGCTCGCTCTGCAACGCGCAGAAAGCGGCGTTAAACTGCTTTTCAGAGGCCTTGTCCTCCATACGCTCGTAAAGGTCCATCATCTTCTCAAGGATGGCTACGTTTTCGTTTGTCACGCCTTTAGCGATGACGGTTTGAAGCATCTGGCCGACCGATGGAACGGGCGCGGCCAACTGCGATTCCTGAACGGCTAGCGGGAGCGGTGTTTGATCTGTTTTCATAGGGAGGTTAGATAAATTTGATGGACATGATATTTAAGCGAGCGGAAGCGATTGCGCAGCGAATGGAGCGGTCCCATTGCTTGCACTTGCGATAAGCCTGAGCGCGGCCAAGCAGTTGAAAAGATGCCTCGCGCAGTTTCTGGTATCTGATTCTGTTTGTCATTGTGGGTTCGCAGAAAACTTCGTGCTGCGCAGTGCGTTCTCTGCCTTTACGTCTTCAAGTTTTCTAAACCTGTCCGCCCTAAATCCGACTCGATGGCCGTCCATTGTGTAATATTCAGGGACTCCGGTTAGTTGGATTAGATGCAGTCCGTCAATTGGCGATGCCCACGAATCTCTTACCACGTAAACACCGCCTTTCTTGCACCACGTATTCCCTTTTGGAACATGCGGCTGTGGTGTTTTAT